TGTTCTTACGCTCACCAGGCGTATGGCCTAGAACGCCACATAAGGAGAAAAACATGGGACGTCCAATCAAAATCCAAAAGTTAGCCGCACAACAAGGCTACGAATCAGGTCACTACGGTGTAGTAGGCGGCAATACAGCACTAGCTGGTAATCAAATCATCTGCCAAGTAAAGATTGGCACAAACGCAGAAGCAACTGGCTACATCATTAGACAAAAAGGAGCGAGACGGTTCCTTGTTAGTGACGGAACGAATACGGGGGTCTGTACCTTAGCTGACCTAGCAGACGGTTCACTAACAGACAACACAATGACTATCACAGTCACTGACGCTGCTACAGCAACACATCGCTTAGCAAAACTAGGTGACGGCTTCGGTGTAACATTCGCTGGTACCGGCTTCTATCTAACATTCGGTAGTGCTAGTGCTACAATGCCATCACCCGGCTTGTACGAAGTTGCGACGGTCAACAACGGCTAATCAACTAGCTAACACAAAAAAGAAGCCCCTTTATTGGGGCTTTTTAATATCCAAAATACTTGCTATTTATTGATAATTGTGTCATCATAATATGATGAGCGTCTACTTTAATAGAAGAAATCCTCCACCGGGGTACTATGTTTATTGTTATCTTAGGGAAGATGATACGATATATTATGTCGGTAAAGGACATGGTAATAGAGCGTGGAAAAAGCATCGCCATAACGGTAAGGGAGTTCACACCCCAATTGATACGAGTAAAATAATAATAGTGTATTACGATCTCACCGAGATATGGGCATTCGCAATGGAGAGATGGTACATTCGTTGGTACGGTAGAAAGAATAATGGAACAGGAATCTTGCTGAACTTCACTGATGGTGGAGAAGGTGGTTCAGGAAGAGTCGTGAGTGACCATGAACGTAAGATTAGAAGTGAATCACTTATGGGAGAGAAACACCCGTTGTTTGGAAAGACACAGGACGACGAGTCAAATAAATTACGTAGCCAAACCATGATGGGGTTGAAAAGATCAGATGAGAATAAGCAACGTTTAAAGGGTAATACCAATCGTAGAGATAAGACAGTTTATAAATGGCGAAATATTAAAACAGGTGAAGTAGTTGAGATGACTCGACATCAATTATTCACCACCCACCGTGTCTCGAATATTGGTAGAATTATCAGTGGTGAGTTTAAATCATGTTGCGGCTGGGAACTTTATAAAGAACCTATTCAATCGTAGACAAAATAATACTAATCTTCTGTTGTATAGTCTTATCAGTCATAGTAGCATACAATCCACTATGTAGCGGTCTTGGTAATACAGAGGCATCAATCCAGCAGTAGCCAATATGCTCATCATTCATCTCTATCTTTATCTCGTCATCTAATATTGAGAAAAAGGTATGGTAAGTGAACTTACCGTCGCTACTCCGATAGCAATCAAGCGGATACAAGCGACTATCAGGCACGTGACCAATCTCTTCCCGACACTCACGTAGTAGTGCCTCACGTAGGGTCTCACCACGCTCTATCTTGCCGCCCGGTATGCCCCAGTTCTGCTCACGACTATTACGCAACAGGTACAAGATGCGGCCAGTCGAACGGGCATAGAATAGGACGCCGATAGCATTGATAGGTCGCTTTACCGCAGTCATTAGATCACCACTCGCCAGTCACCTTGGTTGTAGTAGCCGTCATAGGACTTTCGCCATACACCGTCGTTGATACGATACTGAATACCTGACGTAGTGTTCGTTACATACTCAACAGAACTGCCAGGAGTATAGTCAACGTACCAACCAGTGCCAATAACATTCAACTCAACACCGTTACTAATAGCCGCCGGTAGTGAGGTATCGATGATAACTTGATTACTATCGTACAAGACAACAGTAACAAAACCAAGTGATGTGCCGCTGACTTTATCCTTGACTTCATAGCCGACATCAATATCACCAACGTCATTGAGCGTCAGTGTAGTACCGCCGATAACTTGAGTGCCGCTAGTGAGTACTGTGTAAGTACTTGAGCCATACTCGATAATCTCATTAGCACGAGCACCACGAGTAAGACCCTGCCATGGTAACACAGTGCCCGTAGCTATTACTCGTTGTTGAGAGATGTCGTCAACTAAGAGATAACGTTGACCGACAGCCGCCGCTGGTAAGGTATCGTTAGCGCCTTGGCCGTTCTCGGGGTACTTGACGTTAGGATCGATAATCATACTAACACTAGTCAGAGTGTTGCTAGGAAGAGTATCAGGGTCAAGCGTGTACACAAGCAAGCGGTCATCACTAGGATCATAGTCGATAGTGCCAACAATCTCAGTTGCCATGTACTCATTCTCAAGTACGATCTGACTTACGCCTGGCTTGATAACGCCGTAAGCATTGAGTACGCTGTGCCAGTAGACTGCCGTGTCTGGGCCGATATCTACAGGGTCAATCTCCTGATTATCAGTAATAGGCAAACTAGCGGGTAGGATCTGTAAGCGATTACCAACCAACAACAGTTGATAACCATACGGCGTAATCTTCTGACGAGTGCCTAATAACAAACTATCATTCTGCATATCTATAAGGGCACTACCCTTGTAGATACTGGCAATGACCTTCTGGATCATGCCCAACTTACTAACCTTGACAGGACTTGAAATCCAGATTGGCATGTAGAACGTCCATGAAGTGATATCGATATTGTTAGAGGTACCCTGTGGTACAGTGCGACTAGACCAGTTGAGACGATCTTGATACACTACAGATAGAGATGTCCAGTCAATAAAGTTATCAGTGCTCTGGATCTCTAGTGATGGGTTGAATAGAACACCTAGTTGCTCAAAAATCTCAAACTTCTGCTGAGTGGATGATGTCCAAATGTCTACAGTCACTCGCATAGTGTACGGCACTGGCATCAATCGCTCAACTGTGAACGCATTGCCCTGTGTTGTCTCGTATGTGCCTGTATCACGGTTGTATGTACGCTGACGAATGTTCTTCTTCTCGATAAAATACGGGTCTTGGGTACGCTTCTGGTCATACTCCATACCGGACACATAGTACGCAATCATAGGTACACTGGTCATAGTGCTCGGGCTGTTATTATTGATGACGGCAGCAGCCTGACGAGAGGCATCGCCGTAAATCACGGGCACACGATGTAGAATAGGGTTGCCCTTAGGGTCACTGCCGTATTGAACGTCGAGATGTGAGAAGATAGCGCCGAATTGAGTGAGAAATCGACGGCATTGTTGATCATAGAAGTATGTACTCATGCTTTATTTATCGCCCTATCTGCTCTGAATAAGTAAGAGCATGTACATTACACTAACAAACGCTAGTCCAGCGCTAAGAGGACAAAAAGTAGCAATCGATTCAAAAGTAATCGTATCAATCTTCCGTAACACAGTTACCCGTGAAGACGAAACAATCGAAGACGTAACGTTTATGTTCTGTCCACCTCACGGTACATGGGAAGTAAGCGAGACTGTCGAAGAAATTACGGCTATTCTTAATCAGCCCTGAGCCCACTCGACAAACTCTGGCGACTTGGTACAGTTGAACCATCTGCTAGAGTAACTGTAGCAGTGTTGTTGATAAATCCAGCCTTCTGGTTCTTACTATCAGCGCCGAATCCAGTTGCTGTTCGTACCTTCTCACTGATCTTGATCCATAGACTGCCGTCCCAACGGAATAAGGTCTGTGGTGAGTAGTCAGTGCGTAGGAAGTAGTCGCCCAGGGTAGGATTAGCAGGGAACACGATGCCCTTGCCAGTAGGTTCACCGTTAGGAGCAGTACCATCACCGCTACCATAGCCGGCGAGATAGCCGAATGAACGTGGACTAGCACGACGAATGAACTGAAAGCGTGGATCTTCGTCAGCTCGGAAGTCCATAGTACCATCGATCAACTTACCGTCGTCAAACGCGAACTCAATACGATCGCCCGCATTCATACCAGCAAGTGTAGCACTGCTAGTAGTGATAGTGATAGTATTCAACGGGTTAGTCAAGTCATCATTGTCGATATCAGCAATGATACTAGTAATAGTAGTGCCTGACTTGAAAATACTAGTAGTGCCGCCGTCAGTAGTTACTACCGTAGCACGAATTACACTGCCTACTGCTAAATCTTTATTATAAGAAGCAAGAATAATCTTAGTCTGACTTACTCCAGTCCGCTCAACTAATACACTCTTGAAGATGCCGCTAAAATCAGTAGCAACTTCGAGTTGTACGCCACCAATCATATCAACTCTAGTAGCACTACTTACTGTTACCGTCTTGGCTGTCTTATTCAAGCCTGTGATACGAGTACCAGCGTCAAAAACACTAGCAGGTGTACCGTTAGCGCTATAAACAGTGCCAGCAATAGTCAATCCAACCTTCAAATCATCACTCCACTCTAATAGTGACACCGTAGTGCTCTTAGCAACAGTGTCTACTGTTGTGATATAGAAGTTAGGCACTTGGTCAGCAGTAGAGTAGATGTTGTCTGATGTGCCGTATGGTCCAGTTTTAGTTGTTCCAGTGTAAACTGTTGCTGTTAGTACAGTATCACCGTTGACACGACCGCTACCCTCAGCATTTCTACCGGCACTAGTAGTTCCAGTGCTAAGAACAACACGAGCGCCAGCCTTTAGCTGCTCACTAGCTGTTCTGCCGACCTTGATACCGACGCCAGCATTCTTGTAACGACGACTCCTGAACATAGCAAGAGTACCAGTGCCCAATTGTGGTCCACCATCTTTAGTAGTAATGATGTTGATTGGCGCAGCAGGAGCATTATCGGTGCCGGACGGCACTAAGTACAACTGTGAACGATCAACGCCGGTCTGAGGCACTAATCTAGCAGCCTCGGCAAGTGCAGCATCATTGATTTCGATATTCTTGTTGTAGGTGCTGATCAAATCTTTTAGAGTACCGGCAGTATCAACTTGCCAGTAGGTAGTATCGGTCGGCAGTGTGCCAGCAGGAACAGGACCCTTACCGATGACAGGTGTGTAAGTCTTACCACCGTAAGTCACTGTATATCCTTCACCATACGTCTTAGTCTCATCCCAATCACCCATGTAAGTGTCTGTGTTCGTTGGCGTAGATAAGATACCAGCAAACTGCTGACTATCAACTAGGGGTTCACACTTGATACGCCATAGGTGAGGGTACCATGTCTGAGAGAAGCCTTCCGACGCATAGTTAGCGTCAGTGATCTGATAATAACGGCGTAGGCCAACAGGGATAGCGTCATTAAGCGGGTGATAGTCAGTTAGATGCGGCAGTTCGAACACATCACCGACCATTAGTTTACGTCCGACTAAATCAATCATATCGTTGTAGTGAACAGTGACGAAAATAACGTCATTAGTTAGAAACAGACCGAACTGAGACAAGTCGAAGTCCAAGTTAGCTACGGAATAATGCCCTCTCAAGCGATAAACATCGCTGTCGTACTTGCGATCTCTATTCTCTAAGAATAATAGGTCTTGAATAGCCAATGGATCTGGCTTCGTTATCTGCGGTTGAACTAAGCTAGAGCTTGGACCGGTATTAGCGGGACCAAGATACTTATGGATCAGTAAATCAGTGCCACCCACTTCGAACTGAGCCTTGATCATACGATCTAGGTATCGGAAGTTATTGGATTTAGTTGGGGAATAAAGGCTAAGGCGTGGCATATCATGTATTTATCTCTACTTGACTAGCCTCCAGCCACCAACACGATGCTGATTGCCATTGATTACGCCGCTAACGCTACCGGCATTGAGGTTATATTTGGTTCGTAGATCATACGCTGTGCAATCTTCTGTTCTGCCATCATCATGAATAAATGAGTATATATTCTTGTCGTAGTTATTGTTCTTCTCGGCGACCTGTGATATCTTCCACTTCTGTTTGGCCTCGGTTATTCTCCAGCCATTAACCGTATGATATTCTCCACGTAATATACTAGACACTGCCCCACGATGTAGGCCGTATTTGCTTTGTAGTTCGGATCTAGAGCACACTTCTACTCTCCCGTCATCGTGATAGAATGTATAGATGGTCTTATCGCTACTATGATGATATTTACCACTGGCAGCACCGTCTCCGCTCTCTGGCTTCTCGTTCGCCCAAGTCTTCTTACCATTCTCATCGACATCATTGACTATATTCCACAATTCGCTGTAGTACAAGCCCCACTTCTTTAGTTCTTCATCGGTATCAAGTATCATAAGAACTTCTGTATCTACTAGATTGCCGTGTATCTTGAGGTGCTTACGCCAATAAATGCCTGAGCCTTGATACTTTATATAATCTGATCTGATAGTCTTACATAAGTACTTCAACCCAGTAACTTTATGTGTCTTGACCATTAGATAAATCTTTTTCATATATGTATTATATCATTTGGACAATATAAAATCAATAGTGAATAGTTCCATTCTCTATTGACTAGAACTGACCATTCTGCTACACTCACTACTATTATTCAAAATAATCAACTATGGCTACCAAATCAACAAAAACTTCAAAGAAAAGTGCTGACCCAACAGAACGCACCATCGCAAAAGACTTGCGTCCAAGCGATACAGAGACAAAATACGCTGGTAGTGAGCCTGTGTTCAACGTGCAACCAGAGATCGAGCATCGCCGTGGCGCTCTTGCTATGAGCTTCAACTGGTACAGCAGGTTCTATGGCACAAAACAAGCAAAAGAAATCTTGTGTGACTATCTCCTGTACAATGATCGAGAAGAACTCGCTAAAAAGATGGCCAAAGTAGGCGAAGGCGAGATCATTACTACATACGCTTGGCTAGCACGACTGTCGCTACGCGGTCTAGACTTATTATCGGACGAACAGCAACGACTAGACAACGAAATCACGAGACTAGTAGTTACCCTATCAGCACCAGAAACAACAGACGCATTCAAACCTAAAGTCGAAGAAGCACCTCAATCAAATCGACCGAACGTACAAGAGATTATGAGAGAACGCGCTCGTGAAGCACAGGGCGAACTAGAAGGCGTACTTGATGAGTTCATGGGCGCTGATCTAAAACTCAAAACAGACGGCAAGGTAATGAAAGAGCTGAGTGAACGCAACATCTTGCCCCAACACATCTCAATGCTAGTAGAAATCTGGCAAAAGAAGATCAAAGAGTTCACGGAAGTACTAGACACAGACGACAAGCAACTCCGTGAAGCATACGCTCACTATAACAAGACACAAATGAAAGCACTTATCAAGTTCTGCGAAGCAATCATCGCTGACTTGAACGGATACTCATCAGTTAAAAAAGCAAGCAAAGCGCCAAGAGCACGTAAAGCAGTACCTGTTGAGAAAATCGTCAAAAATCTCAAGTACCTCAAAAAGTTCGAAGACGCCACACACAAACTCAAGCTCGAAAGTATCTCACCGACTAAACTACACGGCTGTACGGAGTGTTTCTTATACGACACTGCCAAAAGAAAACTCATTTATCTAACAGCAGATGATTATGCTAAGTCATTATCAGTAAAAGGCAATACTATCTTAGGCTTCGATAAAGTAAAAAGTCAAACAAAGACAATGAGAAAGCCAACAACACTGAATGAACTTATGAAAGTTGGTAAACCGGCAAGTAGAAAGTTCTTCACTGACCTAACTACCGTTGGCATCGAGCCCAATGGCAGAATGAATGATAACATTATCATTCTAAAGGCGTGGTAACTAAAATCCAATCTTTACAGGGTGTCTTTCTGACGCCCTTTATTATTTTCACCATTACATTCACATTTATACCAAATCTCTGTATCATATCGTATCTAGTGGAGTGAATAGTTTCATTAGTTCGGACGTTATTCCACTCATACACCCGATGATCGAACCTGCCATTCCCGCTGCCAATCTTACCAGCTACGATTTCCGGAATCAATGATGGGTTATCAACCCCATATTTTTCTATCATCTTTTTCTTATGATTATCGCTTCCAAAAAATGATGGATGATTTTTAGGTATTATGCCCTTTCTACCAGCGCTGATATTTTCAGGCTTAGGACCCTTACCTTCCGCTCTTGCTTTTAGTTGAGCGATGCTTTTCTTTTTCTTATCTTGTTCGGTCTGTCGATGCCCACTGGCACCTTCGCCGCCGTCAGTTCTATTTCTAAGAATACCGGTGCCTATATCTTTACGACCATACCAACGAATATACCATCGTTCTAAGGCAAATGCCCACAACTCAGTTAGATTCCAGTGAGTGAATACTATTCGTTCATCGGGAGGTATAGATACCCCGTGTTCTTTCCATGCCCTAGCGCCTTTACCCTTGCCTGAGTAATACGGCGACCCGTCTTCTCTTAGATACAGGTAATGATAAAACCCAGGTGGTGGATTTCTTCTACTAAATAACATTGCTGATTGCTCCTTGTAGCGTTAGAGTGGTTAGAGTTCCTACGCTCGTGAACCACACTTTTATTTATCCATTATACATTGACTTCGACTGAAATACAAGATACAATGGTAAAATGACTAACTTATTCGAGTTTACAGAAGAGCAACCGTCTAATAAGGCGGTAGCAAAAAATCTAGGCTACGTCGGCGCGCCGGTAACAAAACTTAAAGCAGGGCGTGATAGCGACAGTTGGTACACGCCACCCGAGTACATCGAAAGCGCCAGACTAGTACTAGGCACTATCGACTTAGATCCATTTAGTAGTGCCCTTGCTAATGACGTAGTACGAGCTACCAAGTATCACTCCGAGGAAGATAGCTCACTAGAAGTTGACTGGGTAGCCCATTCGGTATGGATGAATCCGCCCTACGGCCCACTATGCGGTGCCGCTGTAGACAAGTTCATCGAACAGTTCACACTCAAGCACTTCAAAGAAGGCATCATCTTAGTCAACAACTCAACTGATACAAAGTGGTTCAAACGACTAGCCACTCACGCTAGTGCTTGGTGCTTTACTGATCACAGAATAGGATTCAACGCGCCTGACGGCAAATCACTTGGCGGCAATACTCGCGGCCAAGTGTTCATCTACTTCGGACCTAACATCCAGAAGTTCAAACAACAGTTCGATCAACACGGACTAGTATTACAGAAAGCATAACAATGACCACACCAATCGCAGATCAATACCGATTTATGACCGCTTGTGACCAAACAACCGGTACACTAAACGAAGCACAGTACAAACTCTACTGTGACCTAATCGAGGAAGAGTACAACGACGAGTTCAAACTAGCACTGGCCAACAATGACCGCGTGGAACAACTAGATGCTCTCATCGACATCTTAGTAGTGACTATCGGCGCACTACACTCCGGCGGCTTCGACGTAGAGGGAGCATGGAACGAAGTGATGCGGACAAACTTCGCTAAGATCGACCCAGAGACTGGCAAAGTACGCAAACGTGAGGACGGTAAAGTACTCAAACCTGCTGACTGGCAACCACCTAACCTCGTGCCGTTCGTCAAATAACGATAAATACCCTACTAACACTAGGGTATTTTTACATGGCCAATCTCACAGAACTGAAACAGCAACTCTTCAAAAACATCGAGCTACGCTTAGGCGGCGGCATGATCGACATCGAGTTGGACAGCGAACATTACGAGTCGGCCTACCAATACGCTATCGCTACATACAGACAACGCGCCGCTAACGCTTACGAAGAGAGTTATAATCTACTCACTGTAGAAAAAGACAAAAACTCCTACATTCTACCCCAAGAGATCAGTAGAGTACGACAAGTGTTTAGAAGAACAGTCGGCCTAGAAACCGGCCCGGCATCATCATCATTCGACCCGTTCTCTAGTGCTATCTTAAACACATACTTGCTCAACTACAATCAAGCAGGCGGTATGGCTACATATGACTTATATGCTGGTTACATCGAACTTGCAGCTCGTATGTTCGGCGGATACGTTATCTATACATTCAACCCTGTTACCAAAGAAATCAAGTTCGTTCGGGACTTCAAGGGTAGCGGCGAACAAATCCTCTTATGGACAGATAACTTGAAGCCCGAGATTATTCTACTACAAGACGCGATGATCTCTAACTGGATCTATTCATGGACATTAGGTCAGTGCAAGATGATGATCGGTGAAGCCCGTGAGAGATTCGCAACAATCGCTGGCCCCGGCGGCGGCACAACACTCAACGGCGCTCAAATGAAGGCCGAAGGCCAGAAGATACATGAAGACCTCCTACTAGAACTCAAAACCTACACTGACGGTTCAATGCCAATGACCTGGGTAATTGGATAACTACCATCTTTACAAACTAGACTCCTGTGTTATGATAAGTAATACGGGAGTTTTTTATTATGCTAGTAGGAATAACGGGCCTTATGGGTTCAGGCAAAGATACCATTGCAGATTATCTGTGTACTCAACACGGATTCAAGCGAATGAGTTTTGCGGCATCACTCAAAGATGCGGTAGCAGCAATCTTCTCATGGGACAGAGAACTACTTGAGGGTAGCACAAAGTCAAGTAGAGAGTGGCGCGAACAAGTAGATACATGGTGGGCCAAGCGTCTTGATATACCTAATCTTACGCCTAGATACATTCTTCAACAGTGGGGTACTGACGTTCTCAGGCAACACTTCCACGATGATCTATGGATTGCCTCAGTAGAACGCAAACTACTCCATGTAAAAGACGATATCGTAATCACTGATGGCCGCTTCAAAAACGAACTAGACGCAATCAAACGAGCAGGTGGCATTACAGTCAGAGCAAATCGTGGGCCCCAACCTAGCTGGTATGATGCTGCTGTATCCTACAATCGAGGCGACCGAGGCAATCTTACCTGGGCTACCAGCAAGCGCCGACTAGACGAACTCAATATTCACGCTAGTGAGTATAGTTCAGTGGGTCTAGAATATGACTACCATATAGACAATAACGGTACAATCGATCAGCTTCATCAGCAAATCAAGGATCAACTTCTAGGTCACCCCGGCGCCAAGTAAAGTTATTCCGCTTGACTTCTTCTACGCAGCACAGGCATACGCTACGTAGATTAGTCAGAGAGTTATCATTCAACTTACCGTTTACGTGCCATACGGTGATCTGACTAGAGTACTTGGCTTTGAACTTACAGATATCACAAGTCATCTTCTTCTTGTAACCGTCTAACTGCCAGCGAGGTATCTGAGGCTTTACATCCTTATTTCGACGAATACAGTCGTTACATCTGCTACGGTAATAACGTTTATTGTTACGATAGTAAGCAGGTGCTCTGGGGTTTTTATTACACACTGGACAGATAGGCCTCATAATGTATTTAGACTACCAACTCTACTAGTAGAGGCCGTTATCGACCATTTTTTACTGTTTTTTACTAAATACTCTTAGTGAAGATAATCACACTACTATTTAGAAAAAGGAAAAGACAATGGCTTTATCATCTCCAGGCACCCAGATTACGATCATCGACGAATCACAATATCTGCCAGCCGCACCGAATTCAATCCCACTAGTCGTCATTGCTACAGCACAAAATAAAATCAATGCTAGTGGCACAGGCGTAGCAGCAGCAACTACCAAAGCAAACGCTGGTAAGTTATATGCTGTAACAAGTCAACGTGACTTGATCACATACTTCGGTAACCCATTCTTCTACAAGACAACTAACGGTACACCAATTCAAGGCTACGAACTAAACGAATACGGCCTACTAGCTGCCTACAGTACTCTAGGTAGCACTAACCTAGTGTATGCTATTCGTGCTGATATTGACTTGGCTGCTCTAGTTGGTAAAACAAGTCGTCCTAGTAGTGCTCCTGATAATGGTAGTTGGTGGCTAGATACCGATGCTAGTCAGTGGGGTATCTTCGAATTCAACGCAACTACTGGCACTTTCACTAGTAAGACTCCTATCGTAATTACTGATTACACTCAAGTAGAATCTGGTGCTCCTAAGGCATCGGTTGGTAATACTGGAGACTATGCGGTAGTGCTGACAGATAGTGCCATTCAGACACCGACAGATGTCAATATTCCAGAGGGTTCACCTGATTTATACAGTACTTACTGGTATAAAAAGCTAATTCCTGCGGTTGGTACACTCAACGGCTCAACACCATCGTCTGATTACGTTGCGCCTTCATCTGAGTGGGTAGCTGTAGGCAGCGCCGCATGGCAAGATGCATGGCCAGTGGCTCAAACCAGCACGATCGCAGCAGATACTATCGTCGATGGCAGTCTAATCATTTCTAATAACGTAACTACTGCTACATTCACTGGCACAATCAATAATGGTAGTTCTGCGACAACTGCTGGTACTACGTTAACAGTGACATCAATCTCTTCTACAGTTGCTCTAAAAGTAGGAACACTACTTAACGTAACTGACACGTCTGGCACCAAGCACGTGGTTTACATCACTGCTCTAGGTACAGTCAACGTCGGTGGCACAGGTACATATACGATCAATAAGCCTATTCTAGTTGGCGCAAAAGTTGCTACAGTTGACGGCCGAATCGATGATGGTACAAATAGCTCAACCACAGCTGGTTCAGTTCTTACGGTAACATCTGTTACCAGTGGCGAACTAAGTGTTGGTACTCTATTGACTGGTGTATCAGAAGTCGTATCTGCTGGTTCTTTTGTCATCGGCAAAACATACAAGATTTCAGTAGTGGGTAACACTGACTTCGTTGCTCTTTCTAGTGACCCTATTCAAACTGCTGATGTGGTTGGTTACGCTGGTTCCGGTCTAGCAGACACGGCAGATGCCAATTCTGGTACAGCTCAGAGTAAGCTAGTCATCACTGGATGGACAGCACTAACAAATGGCAATGACGGTCTAGTAAAAGCGGGAATGTACTTATCCGGAGTCGGCGTAACTGCTGGCACTCTAGTGACTAGTCAGACTCACAACGATGCTGGAATTGCTCCAACATACGTAAGTGGTGCCGCATTATCTTCATACACTCTAGCGTTATCTGCTCTAACTGGCATTCAAGTTGGTCAAACCATTATTGCCTACAATTCTGATGGCACAACATTAGCTGGTATCCCTGCTGGCACTACGGTAACAGACGTTAGTACAGACGGCTCTAATACGATCACTCTAAGTAATCCATTCGCCGCTGCTCACACAAATAGCACCACTGTATATCGTTTCTATACGCCGATCACTGATCCTACTGCGGCAAACGGCAAATTAGGTATTTACGCTACCAACGTATCCCAGAACAAAGCGACACTATCAGTGATCCAAGGTCAGCCAGCGGTGGGCACATCATTTATTGCTCAAGGTGTAGGCACAGGCGGTACCACAGGTAAGGCAACTACATCAATCGCCGACGGTACATACATCACTGCTCTAGGCACAGGTACAGGCGGCACAGGCACTTATACGGTTAGTACAGATCAATATGTTACATTCGGCACAGTAACTGGATATCAGGCTAGTATGTCTGGTCAAGATGCAACTTCGATTACATTGAATTCAGTTAATGCCACTACAGCGGCTAGTATCAAAAACTTAATTGATGATGAACTAATTTCGTTCCTATCTACTAGTGTAGTTGATAGTAAAGTCAACTTAAAACTCACTAAAGCTGGCGGCAGCATCGTTATTGGTGGCACCGACACTACTTTAGGCTCTTTGGGGCTCACTGCTGGTACATATAATGCTCCAGCAATGTCGTATGGAGCAAGTTCAGCACAGCCGCTATGGAGAGAGAAAGATAATAGTCCTCGTCCAACGGGTAGTGTATGGGTCAAGACTAATTCTGTTAATAATGGCACATCGATTGTGATGTCTCAATACAGTACAACTACTGGAACATACACTGCTAAAACAGTATCAGTAGCGGTAGATGATAAGACAGTCAACAATTCATTAGATAGTACTGGCGGCAAAGCTATTCCATTAAACACTGTATATGCTAAAGTTGATTCTGACCCAGCAGCGCCATTACAATTGTTCTATAGAGCACAAACCGGAGAAAGCTCATGGACAGGTACGGTATCTAATCCTACATTCGACGCGGGCGCAGTGCTCCGTGTTCAAGTAAGTCAGCCGGGTTCAAGTACATACTTGCCATCTGATAGTACCACATATGCGGTTCAACTGCCATCTACTGGTACACCAACTGCGTCAGACTTCGTAACAGCATGGACAACGGCAGACATCAAATACACTACTTGTTCATTAGATAGTGTAACTGGCGCTATTGTACTGACTCACACTGAAGGCGGAACGATTAGAATCACTGACTCCTATAGTGTATATGCGGAAACACCGCTCACTAGTCCGCTGATTGATGCTGGCTTCCAACCATACAATATGGCTGCTGCTAGTGGCACTCTTGGTGTAAAATACGGCACATCGACAATCGTTACGATAACAAATCCTACTGGACCATTAGCTACTACTACGACTGGTAACGGTATTAACTTGACGCTTGATATCGGCACATTAGGTCATACACCTACTTTTGTAATCAGCACCCCTGGAACATTGTATGCTGTCGGAGATATTGTCACTGTTACAGGCGGTAACCCACTATCTGGCGCATATCAGGTAAAGGTAACATCAGTTGATAGTGCTGGTGGTGTCTTATCTTTAGAATGGCACTCTGGTTTAGCAACTCCATACAGAGCTATCGAGCTAAGTGCTTGGGAACCGTTCGACTATATTAGCTCAACGACCGAGCCAGTCAACACCGCCGCTAACGGCACTCCTTGGTTCTACAGTGTGGTCAATCAAGTCGATATCATGGTCAATGTTGGTAGTGTATGGAAAGGCTATCAAAACGTTATGTTCGATACTACTGGTATTGCTTATGCTGCTGGTACTAACGCCACTAACGCTACTGGTCCAATCTGCTCTGCTAGTGAACCAACACTACAGACTGATGGTAGTGATCTAGTTCATGGTGACTTGTGGTTAGATACTGGTGACCTAGAAAACTACCCAGTCATCTATCGCTGGGAAAGTGTAAGTGGTTTAGATCAGTGGGTTCTAATTGACAATACTGATCAACAAACTGAAAATGGTATTGTATTCGCTGACGCACGTTGGGGAAGTAATGGTAGTATTGACCCTGTGGGCGACTCTATCCCTACCATCGTAAGTTTACTATCTAGTAACTACGTTGACTTAGATGCTCCTGACGCATCAACATACCCACAAGGCACATTGTTGTTTAACACTCGTCGTAGTGGTTACAACGTTAAGAAGTTCGCTACGAACTACTTTACAAGTGCTACATACGGCGAAGCTGGTGATTATAATGCTAGTGCGACAACAAACATTGCTAATCTACCAAAAGTATCATATACTTGGGTAACTGCTAGTGGTAACAAAGCTGACGGTAGCCCATACATGGGCCGCAAAGCTCAACGTGCTATGGTAGTTGCTGCTATGAAATCTGTAGTAGATACAAGTAGTGAGTTACGTGAAGAAGCAACAAGTTTCAACTTGATCGCTGCTCCAGGTTACCCAGAACTACAGCCTAACATGGTCAGTCTCAACAATGATCGTAACGAAACAGCTTACATCATCGGTGACACGCCACTACGCTTAGAGAATGATGCTAATGCCTTAACCGCATGGGCAACGAACGCTAAGGGTGCGGTAGCAACTGGCGAAGATGGTCTAGTATCACGCAACACTTACTTGGGTATCTACTATCCAAGTGGCATCACTACTGACTTGACTGGCAGTACTGTTGTTGTACCAGCGTCACACATGATGTTACGTACAATTATTCACAACGACACTGTTGCTTACCCATGGTTTGCCCCAGCAGGTATGCGCCGCGGTACCATCGACAACGCTACAAACATCGGTTATATCGATGCTGCTAGTGGTGAGTTCCAGACAACTAAGAACCGTGTTGCCTTACGTGATGTTCAGTACACAAACTTCATCAACCCGATCGCTTACTTCCAAAACATTGGCTTGTTGAACTACGGTAACAAGAACAGTTACGACAGTCAAAGTGCTCTAGACAGAACAAACGTTGCTCGTCTAATCTGTTACATCCGTGATCGTCTACAGGTAGCTGTACGTCCGTTCATCTTCGAACCTAACGATTCAATGACAAGAACTCAAGTTCGTGATGTTGTGAAAACGCTTCTAGCAGATATCAAAACTAAACGCGGTGTGTATGACTATCTAGTTGTTTGTGATGAATCTAACAACACTGCTGCTCGTATCGACCGTAGTGAACTATGGATCGATATTGCTATCGAGCCAGTAAAAGCAGTCGAGTTTATCTACATCCCAGTCCGTATTATGAATACAGGCGAGATCGCTGGACTCTAAGAAGACTACATAGTGAGTGGGCAACCACTCACTATTTTAAAGATAAATAAGATTAACAGGAGAAATAAACAATGGCATTTTCATCATTAAACAACATGACTGTACCGGGAGCGGATGGCGTAAGTACAGGTCAGGGACTATTGATGCCCAAACTACAGTATCGTTTTAGAGTACTTTTCAGTAACATCGGTAACGAAAAGGACCCTTTATCACTAACTAGACAAGTTATCGACGTAACACGTCCTAACGTATCATTCCCAGAAATTCCACTAGAAATCTACAACAGTCGTGTGTATCTAGCCGGTAAGCCAACTTGGGAACCAATCACATTCAACGTTCGTGACGATGTTAATGGTACAGTAGCTGGAATTATTGGCAAACAAGTTCAAATGCAAATGGACTTCCAAGAACAATCAAGTGCTGCTGCAGGCATCGATTACAAGTTCAACATGCAAATTCAAATCTTGGATGGTGGCAATGGTACTGATAATAAAGGGTCAGGAGCATCAATACTAGAAGAATGGCAACTCTATGGTTGTTATCTAAGTGCTGTAAACTACAACACATTAAACTACGGTACAAATGAAGCTGTGACAATCAGTGCTACTGTCCGTTATGACAATGCTATTCAGTATGGCTTAGGTGGCGATAATCCCGTAGCTACTGCTGGGCACATCGCTGGTAGTACTGGCGTCAACTAACTAATAGCTATGGCTGGATTCTTTCAACAATATATTGAAGGCGTAGTTGGGTTAAAAGGAACGCCCAACTTACGTGATGTCCAACATGCGAGTAAGACATTTAGAACTAACGGCTTTGGCAATGCGCCAAAGCTAAAGTTCTTATTCCATGTCTACTTTGAGATCAACGATACTTTAGTTGCGTCGAACCCAGCAGCATTCCCTGAAAAAGACTTAGCAGGACTGTTAGTCAAAAATATCTCGTTGCCTAAGTATTCGATGCAGTTAGCAGAACTCAATCAGTACAACAGAACTCGTTATGTTCAAACTAAAATCAAGTACGATCCTGTTCAAATCGCATTCCATGATGATAGCTTAGGCTCCATCAAAAAAATCTGGCACAACTACTATTCTTATTACTACAACGATACGACGACAGCAAGACTGAACCCCGATCAAGTAAATAAGAAGTACATGTACAAAGAAGACATCAGTGCGGAGGCAAACTGGGGTTATCTTGGGGAACCTACTACAAGTGCTCAAGCAGCAGCAGTTGGTCAGCCTAAACCAAACTTCTTCAAGTCAATTAAAATTTTTGGCTTTAACCAGCATAGCTTTAGTACATACACCTTAGTCAACCCCATCATCGAACGCTTCGATCATGATACATATGACTATTCACAAGCAACAGGCACCATGGAAAATAAAATGACTGTTCGATACGAGACAGTCACTTATCAAGAAGGCGCTATCAACGGCACTAATCCAGGAGCAACAGTTCCTACATTCGGCAGTGAAACTTATTATGATAGAACCCTAAGTCCGATTGCCACAGCCGGTAGTAATAAATCCATTATGGGTCAAGGCGGGCTCGTTGATGCTCTAGACGGTATCATCGCTGATGTTGATGGTAAGAACTATCTGGGCGCTGTACAAAAAGCAGTTGCTGTATCTAAGACATTCAAGAACACATCTGAGGTAGTAGATGCGGTAAAACGTGAAGTCAAAAACGCAGCATTCTCAGCCCTATCAAATCCATCTCAGTTCAAATTGCCTTCGTTCGGCGGCGGCGACAACAAGTAAACGGTCAAACTCCAGCATCAGTAAAAAATACTGATAAATAAATCACAGGAGCACAATCGTGGCAAATACTAAAACAGTCAGTTTATCTGATACATTCAATTCAGTCAATCTGAAAATAGATCCAAACACATATGAAATAGTGTTAGCGTTCTTCAAAGACATGACCACTTCTGAAAAGACAGCGAAGTCATTTACTGAGAATTTGTACAGAATCTCCCAGCAGACAGAAATCGATGTATTAACACTACTTGAATCATTCGAAGGCACTGATAAGATGTCGATGACTATGACCATGGCATATTATCTAAACTCATTCAGTGATAAGACAGTGATGTATGGAGTGAACAATATCATTCAAGCTAATCAACCCGTAGCAAGAAACATCGTACAGTAATGGCCAAGTTTGCTCAAGGTATCTATGAAATCAAGAACCCTCAAAAGTATGTAGGGTTAGGCAAGCCAAGATATCGTAGCGGCTGGGAGATGACATTCATGATGTTCTGTGATAACAACGATCATGTGTTACAGTGGGCTAGTGAAAGTATTCGTATCCCATATCGGAACCCACTGACCGGTAAGCAAACAATCTATGTGCCAGACTTCTTAGTAGTTTATCAAAACAAGACCGGTAGACAAGTAGCAGAACTGATTGAAATAAAACCACTAAAGCAAACTAGCTTACAGGAAGCAGGCAAATCAAGACACGCTCAGGCAGCAGCGGTAGTGAATCAAGCAAAGTGGGCAGCAGCGCAAGCCTGGTGTAAAAGAGCGGGTGTAGTATTCAGAGTAATCACAGAGAAAGACATTTTTAGAAATGGTTCTAAATAGGTCTAAATAACTACTATGACCAGACAACTACAAGACCTGTTTAACCTGCCAATCGATGATGAAATCCAAGACGACATCACGCCAGAAGTGCCGGAAGAAATCCCGCAAAGCTACATATCCGAAGAAACACTAAACACAATCGAAAAGGTAGAATCAGCACTGCCAGCTGTTAGGGGGCTTGAAGCATCTGATCAAGAGATGGACGAGCTAGGAGCATTAGCAAAAGAAGCGTTCGAGAATCTTATGGACTTAGGAATGCAAGTAGATTCTAGATTCGCTAGTGAAATCTTCAATTCAGCTAGTTCAATGCTAGGTCACGCTATCACAACAAAGACGGCAAAAGTCAATAAAAAGCTCAAAATGCTATCCCTACAGCTACAACAAGCAGAACTTGAACGAAAACTAGCAGCGGCCGCAGCCAAAGGCGAAACAAACACTGAGACTACTCCTCTAGGTCAAGGCACAGTACTCGACAGAAACGAACTCATTAAGCAGATTCTTGAGCAAAGTAAATCAGCCGCCAAAGATAAATAAGAGATACACTGGAATAAAACGCCCTATGAAATCATTTCGTAAATACCTAGCAGAGTCGGTCAGAACATACAGATACAAAATCCGTATCGCTGGCGAAACTCCAAAACAATTCCTTGAGTTGTTCAAACACAACTTACAAAAGTTCGATCCTGTAAAAATTGGGGATGTTAAGACTACGCCAGTTCAAGCACAACCTCACGGATTCCCTGAACTAAAAGATCAATCAGTTGCAATCTTCGATGTTGAGTTCAAATACCCAGCTACTGAACCTATGGTCAGACAGATGGCTCAATTACTAGGCGTAGATGAAAATCTAGTTCGTATGACTCAAGCAGATTATGCTGACAGCGCTGAGCAAGAAGCTGAAATGTATGCTAATCAACCTAGTCCCCTAATAGGCAACGACTCCCTAGAAGATAACGGTAAAGAAGCAAGTAAAGAATACGGCGATAGTTATCTATCACGCATTAGAGCCCAAGAACAGGGCAAAGAAATCAAACAAGAGTTCGCTGGTAAGAAAACAACAGACGCATTCTCACCGTTCGATGTGAACAAACAACAAGCCGCTATGAATACAAAGAGCCCTATGAGTTTAGTAAAGCGTCCAGCTTTACCAGCAACAGGAGCTAGAAAGTAAACTATGAGTCTAAAATCATTCATCGCTCAAGTAGAAGCGAATCAACAAGTAAGCGAAGCGGTTGCTATGGCACCCACCATCGGCACTACTACATCAACTGCTACTACTCCTCAACAAGGTCAGAAAGTTCTAGTCAAGCCAGGTCAACCACAACAGCAATCAACTCAACCTCAAGCAACGATCACTAATCAAGCTGGTAAAGTAATCGCTCAAGCAGATGCTGCTGACGCTAAGAAACTAGGTGACTTAGTGAATGCGGGCAACGTCACGCTGATGGATCCACAAACTGGTGAGCCACTAGAAGAAGATGATGGAGAAGGATTATCTAGCGCAGCTCCAAGAAAAATGGGCCTAGTTGGTTGGGATGAAGAAGAACTAGCAGAAGAAGTCGAAGAAGAAACTGACGACACTACTCAACTCAATGAGAGTATCATGACTGCTAGTAAACTAGACGCTATTCTAAGTAACTATCCTCACGAGCACAAGATGGCTCAAGAAGGCTGGGGCATGGACGCTAGCTTGATTGAAGCACTAACAGATCACTATCACGCAGAAGGTCGCATCCCTCGTTCAATCTGGACGGGTCCCAGTGAAGAACTACGCAAGCATGTAGAAGAGTGCTATGCTCAAGATACACAACTAGTTACAGAGAATGATGAACTAGACGCTCAACACGACAAGTGGAAACAAGACATCGCTAAAGCACATCCAGGCGTTCAAGGTATCAGAACTACATCTAAGCCAGACAGCGCTGAACTATCAGCACAAGTAAAGGGCCAAGACCGTAGCTACGGCACATTCAACACAGATACTGGTCAAGGCCAAGTATTACCAGAAGACACACTAGAAGAAGTAAGTGAACTAGAGAAAAGACTAAAACAACCAACAGAGGAAAGCACAATGTACGAAAGTAAAAAACTAAAGGGCGGTCAAGCTAAGCTAGACGCTAACAAAAATGGCAAGCTAGAAAAGTCAGACTTCGAAGCCCTACGTGCTAAGAAGGTTGATGAAGCTACAGTAAAGACAAAGACTGGTGTCAAGCATACTGCTGACGCAGGCGGTTACGGTCGTAAACACGAAGATGATACAGACGACGAAGGTAAGAAAGTCAAGTCAACAGCAGTTAAAAAAGGCCGTGGTCGTCCTAAGAAAGATGCTGACAGTGAGACTGGCGAAAAGAAAGAATACAACTTCGATGCTCTAAGCGGCGCATTCGGCGGCAGCAAGAAGCCAAAGAAAGAAGTTGGTAAGTTATCTGCCAAGCACCGAATCAAAACTAAAGCTGATAGTGAAGAAATCGATGAGTCAATCTCTAAGTGGGATGCTCAACTAAAGACACTACTAGAAGGCAAGCAAATCACTGAGAGTAAGCAAGTAGTCAAAGAAGGTCTATCAGTATCTACATCAGTAGGCCAAGAAGGCGCATCAGACTCAGTTAGTATCACTGCTAACGACGAAGACGCACATCAATTACTAGCGCTACTAAACAACGCTGGCATGGGCAGTGGTGTACCAGGTCACGCAGTCAAAACTAACCCAGTTGAAGACTTACTAAAAGCACACGGCGCAAGTCAAGAGGGTGGTTCATTCTCAACAGCCGGTACAGAAGAGCCAAGCGATGTTGAAGTTACTGACTTCGACGGCGCACAAGAAGAGTTGTCTGGTGAAGATGACGGCGGTATGTCAGCGATGAAGCAGATGCTAGCAGCAATGGGTATTGGCAGTGATGCTGCTCCTGAGCCTAAGCACAACGAGTTCGACGCTGGCAGCGACAGTGAAGAAGAAACTTCCGACGAAGAAGACAGTGAAGAAGTAGTCGTAGACGAAGAGTGGAGCGACGAAAAGGCTGATGAAGACTACGACAAAGACGGCGAAGTTGAAAGCGAAGAAGAAGAGCACGAAGGTGCTGTCGGTAACGCAATCGAAGATTCAGAAGACGAAGAAAAGGTCGAAGAATCAGCAGAGACACAGTGTAACGAATGTGGCGCTATGTACGAAGGTGATCATCACGAGTGCTCACACGGCGACGAAGAGCAACTAAATGAGTGGGCAAACTCACCACAAGGTCAGAGTGAAGACGAAGACTTTACAGCAACAATCGAGTACTTTACTAAGGCAATCTCAGGCGGACTCAACGGTCAGAAGAAGGATCAAACAGTGTTGCCACATACTAGTGTAAAAGTCAGTGAAGGCTACAACATCGATGTAGCTGCTGAAATGCGTAAACTAGCTGGTATCAAGTAATGAGAGCGCGAGAGTTCGTAGGCGAATCTAAGGCTGCGAAAATCAGCAAGAGAAACAGTCAATCTACTAGGGGGCTGGCAAAGTTCAGAGACCCTAATGGATATGATCGCATCTACGAACTCAATCGGGTGATGATGGCAGTTGCCGCCACAGACGGTGAAATCGATCCATTAGTTAGCCAAGAAAGCTGGAGTGGTCGATTCAACACTGCTCATCCATACACCGAAGCCGAGCAAAAGATGCTAGAAAAAGCATACAAGGCTATTGGCAGTGAACATCACGACTTGAACAATGGTGATATGCTATCTCGTGAACTAGAAGACACACAAAAGAAGAGTCCAGTGCCGACTACCAAACGAGTCAAGTTCAAATAACCAGAATACTTGACTGATTAGTAAAATCAGTGTATTATGTATTGATGAGTAGGCACAAAAGAACAAAAGTAGACTATCGTAAAATCTACGAACAGCATTACGGATCGAT